GCCCAACTCGCCCCAACTGCAGCATTAGCAACCGCCGCTCAACCATATACAATTGACTCTCTGAATGCTGGTGGTGGTGCTTATGCCGTCCGAATGACAGCGGGTTCTGTGGGTGTTCCGGGTTTTACCAGACAAACCTTCGGTTGCACGTTTGATGTTGCTCCAATCTCACCATTCGGAGGGATATGTGAGTTTGATATTCGCGAGTGTTCTCTTCAAAATGTTGCTGGGCGAGTTGATAATAGAACTTGTGCTTTTGTCTGTGGTTTATCAAGAGTCAGCACAACTTCAAGTGGTAATTCCGCTTCTCGTCCCGCTCCTCCCAACTTCCACTTCCAAGCGGGCAATATCGTCAGTATCCCCGCACCCTCACCCACTCAAGGTGGATTACTCACTTGGATACGCCACTATTTTGATTTTGCTGTATGTGTGGATAGAACTGGGGTTCTACGAGTGATTCAGTGTAGTCAAGACCAGAATGTTCCCATTGGAGCAAATGGGGGGACTCGAGCAAACAATAGTGCCCGAACACATTTCCTTGATTATACCCAAGGGGGAACTGCTGCTCCTCCATTTAATGTGAATTATGTGTTCTCTGATATGAGTGGTTTTGGAGCAGCGGCGGGTGCTGGGAATGCGTCTAATTTTATTGGAGTCCAGTTCAAAGTAGAGGGAGAAATCGTCAGTATCCAAATGAGAAATGCGGGTGGTCTCGTCCCCCTCATCACATTCGATGCTGCAAATCGCGACAATCTGAAACCCGCACAACAGAATTGTTGGAATATGCAACCCATAATGCTGATGAATCTTGAACGCCAGAGACCCGGAGGACTTCAAGCAAGTGGTCGTGCTATTGGGGATTACACAATGAGACTAACTCAGTATGAAATCGTTCCCGATGCTGCCGGAACAACCACAAACGTCTCCAGAAAGCAACCTTCACAAGCACCTTCATACTATAACACACTTCTCAGAGAAATGGGTGGGATTTCTCCTCTTTACAATCGTCTGGAAAATTGTGCTACACAACCCACGGGAATCGCATACACGGGAATCAATGCTGGAGCGGGATTATTTATTGGGAATCGTCCCGTAGCACTATTAGCAGAAGATGGAGTTTATACACCAAGTCAAGGAGCAAACTCACGGGAACTTCTGGGATTCCAAGGATTCCCCGCTGCTCTTCAGACTCAACCTCCGTGGGTTGCTGATGCTTTTGATGCGACACGAACAACATTGCAAAGACTTGCGTCGGGTGTCATTCCCGCTGGAGTTTCTACAAAATCATTGTTTATCCGTATTGACAACTTGACACAAGAAACTATCAATGCGGGTAATGGGAATATGTCTCGTATCATCGCTCATCTACCCGTCTCTGACAATCTTCAAGATGCTGGTAAAATCTTTTACGAACCCAACTCACTCACATATCTTGATTTGAAAAACGCAGAACCAATGAAACTTAATTTCTTGGACGCATCTGTCGTATATGCTGACGAACACATATGTCGCTCGTTAGTCGGTAGTTCAGTGATAGTTCTCCACATTCGAGAAAAACCGAAATAATCTTTTCTGAAAAACTTTTCTCTACACTATATATAAATGCCTTCTATACTTAATTTTGAAATCAAAGAAAAGAAGCAAGAGCAAATCTATGAAGCAGAAGATATTCCCATTCCCGAAGCAACACCCGAAGATTTTACCGATGATGAAGCAGAAGAAGCAGCAGCAGAACCCGTTGATTTGAAACAAGAGATTATTGATTTTGTTAAAAAACCCGAAATCGTAGCAGAAGAAATATTTAGTAATGCTCCCGTTCGTAAGAAGGGGAAACCGACTCGTAGCACCAGTCCCAAGAAAACAAAACGCAAACCAATGTCAGAAGAACATAAAGCAAAACGTCGTGAAGCATTAGCACGGGGTCGTGAAACACGAATGCGTAATCTTGCAAAAAAGAAACAAGAACAACAAACTGAAAAAGAATTATCTTTGAATAAACGCCCACAGACTCCTCATCCTCCTCCAGCACCAGCACCAGAACCAGCACCAGCACCAGAACCAGCACCAGCACCAGAAACTCACACGATGATTGTCAAAGATACACAGATGCGTCAATCCATTACAGCAGAAGATATAGAGCGTTCGCAGATGAATACTTTGCTTGCTTATGAAAAGATACGCAAGCAAAGGAAAGCAGAGAAAAAGAAAGTCAAACAAATTGAAGAAGAACAAAAACGAATCAAACAAACCATTCAGCAAGTCTCCGCCCCCAGTTGGGGAAGTCAGAGACACAGAGGCAAGTATGGTAATATGCTGAAGGATATGGGTCTTTAATTTAAAATAATTGATGTGATATAAATTATCTATATAATAGTAAATGGAAAAATCAGTCCCCAAAATATTAAAAGTGAAAGACTTGAAGGAAGATGACCGCTTTGGAGATATACACGAAAACTTACCAAAAATGCCGTGCCTCGGTCTTCTTATCGGTTCAGTCCGTAGCGGTAAATCGAATCTGCTTGTCAATTTCTTTATGAATGAGTCATTCTATAAGGGTATGTTCGACACGATTACTTTCATATCAAATACATTGCACACAGATAACAAGGGGGTTCTCCTCTCCAAACACTTTAATTGTTTCGACCACTATGAAGATGAGATGATTTCGGGTATAATGAAAGAGCAAAGTCAATACAAACGAGATGAACGACCTTCGTATGCCTTAATCCTTGATGACATCTTGACTCAAGACTTCTCCAAAAGTAATGCTGTCTCTTTCTTCTCTACACGATTCAGACATTACATAGATTTCTACTTAATATCAACACAGAGTTTCCGTGCTGTTTCGGGTATGATTCGTAATAATGCGAACTCTGTATTCATATGCCGTCAGCAGAATAAGATGGAGTTAGAGAAAATCTCCGAAGAATATTCCGGAATGGTGGGGGGGAAAGAGAACTTCTTCAAGCATTACAAAGATATTCACAAGGAACCCTTCCAAGTGATGTATCTTGACTTGCAATCCAATCCCGCTCGTATCCTCCGCAATTTCGAAGAAGTCGTTTGGGAAGACAACGAGCATTCTGATACTTCAATGTTAGATTAAAAAAAAACTCATCATATTTCTTTTATTACATAGTATATAATGCCGCCGAAGAAGAAACCACGCAAACCCGCTCCCAAGGGATTTCACTATATGCCGAATGGTAAGTTGATGAAAGATAGTGCGATGAAGAAAAAGGGCAAAAAAGGTAAATCTAAATATTAAGTTTTCTTTCTTCTACTTTTATTTTTCAAATGTTTTTCCCATAAATCTTTATCCGCTGTTTTTTGAGTCTTTCCCCCCACTACGAAACTATACACTCTCGCCATCGCCCATTGGGGACCGCTCATCTTTCCTTTCAAACTACCACCTCCCACTTTTTTACCCGAAAGACTTCTCACACTTTGTGGATTACTCTTTCGTGCTCCAAGACCGCGGTCATATACTTGGTCTAATATTCCCATACTGACACCAGTTATTTTGCTAATTTCTTTTTTATTATGGGGTTCATTTAATTTGAATCCATACTTGCGATTGAACTTCTGCTTGTTTGTGCTCATAATATAAGAAATAGAAAAATATTACATTTCTATTTTTAATGTATTCTATACTATAACTTATGGATTTGTATGACCACTACAGAGGGCAAGCATCGGCACACAAACGCAATCGTGATATACAACAATTTAACACGCAGTTAGATGTGATTGGTCGTCAGCAAGCACAAGCAGCACGAGCGGCGGCGGCATCAAAAGAACAACAGACAGAAGCGATTGGTATTCAGAAAGAGACTAAAGATGCGATTGTTGGAGCATTTGCGGTCAAAGGGGGAATCCAAGATATGGGAGCAGCACTGAAGGGAAAAGGCAAAGGTGCGGTTGCTGATGCCGCCAAGAGTGCTTTAGAAGCGGCGGGCAAAGGAGGAGCAAAGAGTGCGGCAGAAGCGGGAGCAAAAGCAACTGATGATTTACTCGGTAAAGGAGCAAGTGAAAGATTGGCGAAGGGGGCAGAGAAAAGTGGTCTCACTAAAAGAGCAAATGAGAAGTTTGCGAAGTTCGCTGCTACAAAAACGGGTGCTAAACTTGGAGCAGCAACCGAAGCAGCGATGGGTCATACGGGAGCATTAGTCAATATTGGAATGGGAGCATATGATGTTGCTGAAGATTTCAAAGGCGGACACTTTCAACTCAAAGGTGATAATGATGCTGAAAAAACTGCGAATGCTCTACAGATTGGTGCTGGTGTTGCCGATGCGATTGGATTTGTCTTTCCTCCCGCTTTTGTTGTGGGAGCAGCACTGGGTGTCGCGTCTCAAGGGGCAGACTTGATTGGTTCGGGACAAGCAGCAGAGAAAAAAGAGGGGGATATTAAGCGTGATGAAAAAGCAGAAGAAGCAAAAGAACAAGCAGCAACTCAAGCATCAAAGATAAAAGTAGAGCAATCTGTTGTTGATACAACAACCGCACTCGCATCAGCATAAACTTAAAAAATAATATCTATAGTATAATAACGAAATGGAAGAAACCCACATTGAGACTCTTCAAAAGTATAAAAAAAAATTATCACGAAAGCGTGAAGTATATCAAGTCAAGTATAAAGATGACCCCGAGTTCAAGCGTCAGAATCGTGAAAGGGCAAAAGCACATTATCATAAAAATAAGCAAACACAATCTGCTTTGAAATTATACAGATATTATGTTCGCAACAAAAGTATTCAAGAGTTTATGGATTATCACCCAGAAAAGTTTGTTCTCATCAGTCATCGTTTTACAGAAGACCAGATTGACAACTTAATCTAGATTTTTCAATATTCCATAGTCATCAAGAAACTCGAGACCTTTGTGTTTCCACAGACATTCACATACGCATTTCCAAGTCTGACACTCACTCAAATCACATTCTCCTTGATAGTCCCAACCCAACCAGTCTGTCAATACTAAATCAATCTCTTCCCACATCATATCGAAATGTTCGTGAAGTGCTGGGTGTAAAGTCTGTTTCATATCTACATCAGACCATACTTTCTTTACTGCGACTTCTGGTGCGACTTCTGCTACTTGGGTCTCTGGCACTGGTTCTTCACTCGGTTCAGTCATTGTATAATATCTTACTATATTTTATTTTGAATACTTTTTTTATTTTTTATGGTGATGTGTTTGTTTCACTTCCAGTTTCTGAAGCATTATCAGCGAGTTCAGATTCTAACGGCAGACTTGTATCTTTTCCGTGCACTATACATTTGTCCAGACCATTACAGATGGCGGGTTTAGAGACTTCATACTTTTTAAACTTTCTCTTGAAGTGAGATATAACATCATCATCAATCATTGGTGATTGTTCTATCAATCTATCATATTCTGCTCTACATATCGCCAAGAAATCACTACATTTACTTCTGTGTTTATTTTTATCAAGTGCTAATTCAATTGATATATTCCGACCCAACTTGCTCCAACTCACGGAAGCACTTCTATGACTTTCCATCAACTCTGCAACTTTCAAGAAGTTTTGTAAAGTTGATAAAATACCCGCAAAGATATTCACGCCTCCCACAATTGCTGACGCCATACTTTTATTTTCTTCATTCACGAAACTATCCATACCAACATTCGCTGCTCCCGTCAAAGTCGAAAGAATAATCACGGGAATAGAAAACAGATAGTATTGTTTCTTGTATTTCTTTTCACATCTCCCGTGCAACCATCTATAACAACTTGCTTTTTCCGCCCATTCTGAAAGTAGTCTTTCTGTTTCATCAGACCAAGCATTAAGTGTATTTTCTTCTGTCATTATATACTTATCCGAGATTTTTGTTTTTTTTTATATTTAATTTTAATATATAACCCATATCATAATCAAATGAGTTATTGGCGAAGTGATAATGTAGTCCATATTGGCGAAGAACAAGTAGAAATCCCAGCGGAGCGTGGTCTTCAGTATGTTGTCGGTCAAACTTCTCGGAAGGTGGTTTTCAAGATTCCTCAGTCAATTGGTATTTTCTCGGGTAAGGATAGTTATTTATCTTGGGATATGAAGATTCTCAATACTAATGATTCTACCAATGTAGCGGCAGTCCCAATGACTGCGGGGTCGCGAACTCGTCTCCAACTTGACCCAGCGGGCGGCGGTATGATGGTTCAGAATATGCGTCTGATGAATAATGGTGTGGTGATTGAAGAAATCAATGAATACAATCAACTCGTAGCACTCAAGCACGATTATGACCGCGATGAAGCACTCCTTCGTATGAAATGTCAAACTGAAGGTGGCACTTGCTACACTCCCGAAAATGCGGGAACACTTGGTTCAAGTAAATCAGAGATGTGTGATTTACAGACGAATCCGTGGTTCAAATCAATCAAGGGTGGTGCTAAAAACACAAATTATGATGCGGCGGCAGATGCGAATGTTGTCAAGTGTTGTGTTCCTCTGATGGGTGGTGTCTTTTCGGGTGGTGCGTTCCCTCTTCTGCTTCTTGAGAATGGTTTGACACTTGAGTTAGATTTAGCACCCGCACAGAATATTGTTCGTCAGTTAGATAGTGTTGTGCGTAATCGTCGTCGGACTGCGAATCCACGATTTGCGGGTGCTAATGTCAATGGTGCTACATCTCTTGATGGTGGGACTTGGACTAACACAAATGGTGCTGCAATCGGACCCGGAGTGGGTGAGCGTGCCGTTCGTGAAATCTTCTTGACACGGGACAATGGTCAGAGAAGTATAGAGCAGTGTCCGTTTGTCGTGGGTGAGCGTATTGGTTTCTGTAAGGTTGATGATGCTGCTAAAACTGACGGAACCAAGAATGTCGTTGTGTTGTCTTCTTCAAATGCTGGGGGGGGCGGCGGAGGTGCGGGAACCACCGCTATATCGGGTGTCATCATCGCCGCCATTGACACAATTGATGTTGGTGGAAATGTATTCCACACTCGTCTTACCCTCGCTGCCGATGTTTTCAACACGATGCTGCGTGCCGCGGGTGGCGATACGATTGATGATACATACGCCGTCGTATCTCTTGCTTGTGATAATGGTCTGCAAGACGCTGCGGGTTCGGGTATTTCGTATCCAGTCTCGTATCAAGTTGATAATCTGAATCTCGTGGTTCATAAACTTGAACTCGAGCAATCCCAAGTTCAGAAGATGCTTTCTTCGGCACGAGATGGTTCTGCGATTGAGTTTGATATTATGTCTGCTACGAATTACAAAAACTCTCTTCTTGCTTCCGAACGCCAAGCATCGTTTCTTATCAACGCCAAGAATGCTCGTGCTAAATCCATCATCACTTTACCGACTGACTCAACCATCTATGCGAATGGTGATTTACTCTCGTCTCGTCTCTCGTATGAGGTCACTCGGGATTCAATGGATACGCTCCTCCGTTCAGAGAGACCAAGCATATCTGGGTGCTGTGATTTCCTTACTGAATATCAGTTTCAGATTTCGGGCATCAATGTTCCGTCTCGTCCAGTATCTACTCGTAAGATTTCAACACGCAAGAGTATTGATGCTTTCTTCTTGTTTGAACTTGAGAAAGCATTGGCGAATAGCGACATAGACCCTCGCTCGTTCGCCAAGTATATGGAAAACTTCAGCATCGGTCGTTCATTCGGCACATTCTCGGGTGCACAAGACTTGAGAAACGAAGACCTTACTATTGTCCTTCGGTATGCTGAAGCAACTGCTCCATCAAAACCCAAGATGATGAGTAGTTTCGTTCATCACGTCCGCCGTATCCGTATGGTGAATGGGTTCGTTGAAGTTGATGTATAAAAAACAAAAAAAATACTATCTATAATTTTTACATAAGTCATATCATATAATATGAGTTCTTCCCGTTTCATTCAAGTTCGACCGAATAATGTTGCAAGCGACCAAACCATCTCGTTTAAACGCGGATTTCCAGTCGTGTCTTGGACTATTCCCGCCCAGAATGGCGTCCTCGACCCGCGTTCCATTCGCATCAATGGTGAAGTATGTGTCTATAAAAATCAGACTAAACCCATAGCGAGTTTTCCGGGAACTCCCACATATGACGAAGATTACGCGGGGTCAGCACCGACTATGGATAATCGTCTGGGTATTTACTCTATGTGGGACCAGTTGGTTATTCGCCACGATAAATCCAAACAAATCTGTGAAAACATACAAAACTATCATCGGTATATGTCAAGTTATTTGGGTCTCACGAGTTCAGTTCAAGACCTTACGGGTCATATGAACGAAGCAGCACTCATTCAACCGAACGCTCAAGCAATGTATTTTAATGTTGTATCATCGGGTGATGGAACTGGTGCGGCGGGGAAGCGTATGAGAAAAGCATTCTCTTGCTACTTGCCGTGTGGTTTCTTAATGAGCGGTCAGTCTATCAATCTTATGGAAAATAGTTTCGGTGCTGTCACCATTGAAATCCATTTGACTCCCGATAATCAAGCATTGTTCTCACGCAGTGCCGCGACTGCTGGTATTGAAGATGCTTTCTACGAACTATCCAATCTATCTCTGTCTTGTGAAGTGCACGATGTCCCCGCTGAAGAGATGAGGGCATTAGAATCCCAGACAACTGGGGAACTTGAGTTTAACACTATCACATCTCTCTACACGACTTTCAACTCCACCAACGCACAGATTCAGTATTCACTGGGTCTCCGCTATTTACAATCTGCTTTTATGAACTTTGTTCCGTCCGCTCACATCAACACACTTACTCACAATGGTCTCGCCACCACATACCCCTCGCAACAAGATGGGTCTCTTGTGAAGTTTAAAACGATTCAGTTTTTGAAGGGTGGTGTTTCATATCCCGCCGACTTTACTATCCGTGATAATACCGAATTGATTGGAAACTCAACTATCGCTGGGGCAAATGGTGGAAGATTCTCCACTGGCGACCCACAACTTGCTCGTATGTTCGCTGAATCCGTTGTTCCCGAAGCAATGGTTGATAAGACGTCTCTGGGACCATCAAATGCGTCTCGTGATTACACACTCGACCAGTCGGGAGCGGCGGGAACATACAAAGCAGTCAGAGATGGCGGTGCTTTGTTCGGTCTCGGTGTTCGTATGAGTCAGTTTAACGATGGTGAAGACTTCTCGCAACAGCAGTTCGGTGTTGCTCTTGAGTCTGACTTAACCTCTGATAATCCAATTGGCGTCTATCTTTACTTCAAGAGCAAAGCACGACTTGTCTGGGGACCCAGCGGTGTCAATCTTCTACGATAAAGTATCCTTCACTAAACAACCAACACAAAAAAAACCAATACACAAACATCCCTCCATAAACTCCAAGAACTATCTTTGCTCCCGTTCGGCTCAATGTCATTTCATCTAAATCCATTTTTCTATGTATAATAAAATTATTGCTTTTTTCTTTATATTATTATTATATAAGTCAATGTATAATAATTATGGACGCTGTAGAAGATAGTAAATCCGACCCGTTGAGCACGGGACCCACACTCGTTCCAGATTTGATTAAGTTAGACGACATCCCCGAAAACTTCCTTCAGCGTGTTGAAACTGACCTTCTTGAGACTTCTGTGTTTCAAGCGGCGTCTGCGACGCGTGGTGGGTTTGCTCGCTTCGAATTAGCACAGAAGGGTTTCCTTCATAGTCATAGTAAGATATTACTATCTCTTGTTCCTCCAGCGGGTCAAGGTGGATATGCTCTGCTTCCCGCTAATATTGGGATTGCTTCTCTTATTGACCGAGCAGTCTTGAAAGTTCGCAAGTCGGGTCAAGTCATCAATGACATTCAAGATTTCGGTCATTTCCACGCCATCAAGAGTTCTCAGATTTCGAATGAAACCAACCGAGAGCGTGAGCAGTATATGACTGGTCGTATGATGAATAAAGAGTTCAAATATTATTCCGATGATGGTGTAGAGGGAACTGCGATATTCAGTCCCGATTTATCGTTTGGGTATGGTCTTGACAATGGTCGTGATTACACGGGAACTGGGGTTGCGAGAGGTGAAGGTCAGCAAGGATTGACGATGCCCTTCGCTCAGATTGATGCTGCTGCTCCCACCGAGTCTCCCACTTATTCAATTGATATATCTGACCTCTTCTTGTTTATGAAAACCCAGTCTCTACCTCTGTATATGATAGACCAAGGTCTTACGATTGAACTTCACTTCTCTCAAGCGGCACACGCTCGAGTTGTGCGAGGCACTGGTTTCGGTGGCGGTGCTGCCCCCAATTATGTTATTGATGTGAATGAACTGAAACTTGTTGCGGATTACATTCATTATGTAGAAGATGATGCTATGAATCGCTACAGAGATGCGAATCCCGTCATTGACCTCACTTTCTCTGATTATCGTCTGTCTAAAAATAGTCGCAATCGTGGTGAAATAAACACGGGTTTTGTCCGACAACTGGGTATGAATAATCGTGTTGTGCCTCGTGTCGTCACCATCATATCTCGTGAAAGTGATGTTGATGCTGATGAATTCGGTGATGGTGGTTTGGTGAATAAATATAATATGATTTCTCCCGTTCAGACTGATGAAGTTGCGGGTGTGTTGCAAGGTCGTGCTTTGTCATATAATGTGCGATACAAGTCTCGGTTTGAGTTCTCACAACCCATCTCCAATAAAGCACAAGCATTCACTCAACTCACACAGAGTGAGGGATTACCCTTCGTCAGTATGGAAGAGTATTCATCAGATGGTGGTGGTTATTTGGAGGGTCGTAATTCCGCTAATCTTCAAGTTGCCACAACCGCTTCTACATTTGAAGGTAAAGCACAGAAGACGCAACTGGGCGGTCATTTCTTCATTCTCGGCACTCGCCTCACGAATGGTCGTGTCGCCAACGATGGCGTAGAACTTCATCTGGGAGCAAGTCTTCCGGGTGCTGATGGAGTCGCATATGTTGTTCGTAGTTATTTAGAATATGTCCGTCGGGCACGATTAGCAGATGGTGAGATGGAAGTAATGAATGCATAAGAAATTTGATAGTCTCTAACTTTTTGTTAAAAATTACAAAAACATTTGTAAATTACAACAATTTACAAATATCTTTCAAGAGTATATATAGAAATAATAAATAACAAATTAGTTTGTAAAACATTTTTGTAAATTCCAACAATTTACAAAAAGTGTCTTAAAGGTTAGAGCACTTTCTATAGTGTAAAATGTATAGACTTGATTTATACTGGGACGATATATATATATCAGACTTTGATACAATCGGCGATAATCCCGAACTAATCTACACCGAATATTCAAATGGGTTATTGAGATGTGGTCTCGAGCGAGGATTGAAACTACCTCAGCAAAAACAACAACTCATAGACTTCTGTGATATGATTGCAAAGCGAAAGCGTGATTGCTACAAGATAAAGTGTGAAGAGCATTTTATGTTTCTCTCTGCTTTCTTCGCACTTCATAAATTAAACTATTCACCAACTTACAACAACTATATATTTCTCAAGAAAAAGAAGAAATCTACTTCAAGGAATAGAATCCGTCGTTAGACCTTTGTATCTCTAATACTTCTTTTGCTGTTTCAAAATATTCATCATCTTCTTCTTCACTACTCTCTTCTTCAATATCAAGATATTTGTAGTCTGGGTCTAAATCTTCTTCAATTTGATGGATTAAATCATATATTTTCTTAATCATTGTTGTGTTTCCTTTCGAATCATAAAAATGAACTATATCTTTGAGGCACTTACCACCAAAAATATCCATAATACTTATCATAGATTTTTTTCTCAAACAATATTATATGATGTATAAGTTTTTCTTGAATCTTGACAGAAGTCC